TGCTCAGTTATATGAAAACCAAGCATCTCACCTCATCAACGAAGCGTCAACAACTGCTGACTCAGGTTCTTTCGAAACTGTAGTTTTCCCAATTGTAAGAAGAGTTTTCTCTAAACTTTTGGCTAACGACATCGTTTCAGTTCAAGCGATGAACCTTCCAATCGGTAAGTTGTTTTACTTCGTTCCTTTCATTCAGGAATACGAAGTTGAAACTGCAGACTACGCTCAACACTACGCACCTTACGGAGCACCTAACGCTTCTTCAGGTCAAACACCTAACAGTGGTTACAATCCAAACATTCAGAAAGACTTGTATGACAAGTTCTACGAAGGTAACGAACCAGCGTTAGACCCACCAGGTCTTTACGACTACTCAAGAGGTGAGTGGACTGCATACACTTCAGATAACGCAACTGTTAAATGGGTTGGTGACGTTATGGTACCTGCACAATACGCATACAACTCAGCAACTACTAAAGTGTTGGTTGTTATGTCCGGTTTCTCAAATCAGGGAGCTGGTAAACTTATCGGTCCTGACGGTCAACCTATGGACACTGAAACTTTCTTGGCTGGTTTGACAATCAGAGGTAAAAGTACTAACGTTTATACTTCAGCTAACACATCTAACAACTACTTGTTTAGAGTAGTAACTCAAAGATATGGTAAGGGTATTGTACAATACGGAACTAACACAACTTTGGCGTTCCCAAGTTCTAGAACTGACGGTGGTACTTACTATGACACTTGTGATGCTGAAGGTAAAATTTACTTAGAAGTTGATTTAACTACTCCATGTACAGTTTCTACAAACTCAATTGATGGTTACTGTGGTACTCCATTCTCGTCTTCTTCAGCAGCAAACAATGCGTTTGTTACTAAGTACAAGATTTACAAGAATCTTGAATTTGAAGATAAGATTGGTGAAGTATCTTTCGACCTTCAGTCTGTAACAGTATCTGTTACTGAAAGAAAGTTGAGAGCACAATGGTCACCTGAAATGGCACAAGACGTTGCGGCATTCCACAACATCGATGCTGAAGCTGAATTGACAGCTTTGTTATCTGAGCAAGTTGCAGCAGAAATAGACCGTGAAATCTTAAGAGACCTTAGAAAAGGTGCAGCTTGGAACTTACGTTGGGACTACAACGGATGGAAGAGATTAGGTTCAAGTGCAGTTCCTTACACACAAAAGGACTGGAACCAAACTCTTATCACAGCAATCAACCAAATCTCAGCTCAAATCCACAAATCTACCTTAAGAGGTGGAGCTAACTGGATTGTTGTATCTTCTGAGGTATCTGCAATCTTTGATGACTTGGAGTACTTCCACGTATCAAACGCAGCTCCTGAGCAAGACCAATACAACATGGGTATTGAAAGAGTTGGAACATTGGCAGGTAGATACCAAGTTTACCGTGACCCTTACTTCCCAGCTAACCAAGTGTTATTGGGACACAAAGGAACATCATTGTTAGACACAGGTTACATCTACGCACCGTATGTACCTCTACAATTAACTCCACCTATCAAGGGTATCATGACAAGATACGCTAAGAAAATGGTTAACAACCGTTTCTATGGTAGAATCACAGTTGATGGTGTTAGAACATTTGACTTGAGAGAATTGAGATAATCAATTTGATGATAATAAGAAAGGGGACCAAATGGTCCCCTTTTTTTATTTTAGATAGTTCTTACAGATTTAGATAATATTTCAGATTCTTGTAATGAAAATACCCCTGATTCAAATGCTTTTTGAATTCCTAACTTTAGAACATAAATTTTTTGTTCATCGGTGATTTCATTTAAGAATTTATCAAAATCTTCAGAATTTTTAATAACGATAGTATCAAATAAAATTATTTGTGAATTTAAAGTATCTTCCATACACTAAAAATAAACCAAGATATTTATAAAGTAACTAATGTCTTTATCTATGAATAATCACAATCAAGAAGAAATCTTAAATAATTTGTTAAAAGAAGATTTGGCCGTTTGGTTTGGTACCAAAAAAAAACCGAAAGGTTCTAAACAACCTAAAGGCCCTTGGGTGAACATTTGTAGAAAAAAAGAGGGTGGTGGTCATCCTCCATGTGGTAGACCTGACGCGGACTCAAAAGCCTACCCAAAATGCCGAGCTGCGGGTGTTGCGTCTAAAATGACCGATTCACAAAAAAAGGCTGCATGTGCACAGAAAAGACGAGAGGAAAAAAAAGACCCAAAAGTTGGTAAAGGTAATAAACCAACCATGGTATCTTACAAACCAAGAAAAAACGAAAGTTTAAGAGAATTGATTAAAGATGTCCTGAAGGAACATTTGTCAAAGTAGTATCCTTGGGTTGAGTTTTGGATGTATCCTGATTTTTTGGTACATCAACCTTTTTCTCTACGGTAATGGGTTTTACTTGTGGAGAATCAATTTTCTTTATTGTAGGTTTACTAACTTTAATTGTATCATATACAATCACAGTATCTAAAGGTGAATCAATTTCGGTATCACTAATTTTATTTTTGGATGGAATTTTATCCATAATAAATGGGTAAAGGTTAACCCCAACAAGACCAATTAATAGTATTGTGAATGATATTGATGTAACACCAAACCAAAATGTTATTTTAAAGTAATTGTTTTTCATTAGATGTTGACCAAAATGTTTTGTAATGAGTGTTTGATATTAGAAGTTATGTGTTTTTCTAACTCTTCTCTACGAGACTCAACCTCTTGATTAAAGAAATCAATTAATCTTTCCCATTCCTTACCCTCAATAAAAATGGTGTAGGAGTATATGTGATTAATAATTTGAACATTATGTGAATTTAAAATTACCGAAATATGTAATTCCTCATTGTTAATATAACGTTTACCGCTAATAGGTGTTAACAACAATTCTGTTTCAGGATTTTTAATTAGTTTTTTACAAATCTGAATACAATCACGCTCATATTCAGATTTTTTTACAGGAACCTGTGTAATTCTGAATAAATAGATTGAAAACTTCTGTATGGACCTACGGAAAAAGTGGAGTTGTTTTTTCATATTTCTAATTTGACTACAAATGTAAATCAAATTTTTGAACTAAACAACTAGCAGTAAGCACCTGAACAACGTTTTTTTCCGTCAAGTCCAGGTTTTGTACCTTTACAAACTTGAACAGCGTAACCATTTGCGTAGGCTGAGGGGTATACGTCAAACTTTGCCTTTGCCGCTGACTTGCCACGGGCACATAGTTTGGTTCCGGTCTTTTTACGACCTTCCATCATTGTATCCATCTCAACATCAGTTTCTTCATAACCCTCCTCATTTGTCTCATTCATCAAGAAATCAAAAACTTGGTCTAAGTTATTTTTGGCTTCGGTTATGTGGTCATCAGCCCAATCATGACCATTGTCAAGAATTTGTGATACCATATCAACATCTAAATCAAGGAGTAATTCACATTGTCTTTTCATTTGTTCTAAATTAGAAAAGAACATATATCTATTAGTTTCCATGTCCCCTCCTTCTGAGAGAACTCTTTTGATGATTTCTGTTAAATCACTTTCTTTTAATTTAATTACTCTTTTCATTTTTTGTTAACTATTTGGAATTGTAATGTGTCTTTATAAATATCTTTCTCACCTGAAGTGTTCACTTTGATATCTACAAAGTATTCATTTGGAATTTTATCTCTCATATCAAATATGAAATAATATTCATTTGGCGTTCTGTTTACAGGTGTCCAATCTTGTACTTGCACTTCTATGGTACCTTCTCTAACATATATTCTGTAGTATATGTCAATGTTTGGAATTTGTTGGTTGGAACTCCATTGTTTTTTAACAACGACACCCACTTTACGGATTTCTGTGTTAAGGATTTTCTCGTTCTGTAGGATACCGTAAAAGTCGTAACCAAATTTCTCAGGTTCTCTTGATTGTGTACCTATGTTAATTCCGTTACTGTAAGGTTGTAGGATGAACTGATTTGTTATGTTTGGTATAGACTCTCCATTTATAGACAAATCACTCCACACGTCATAAAAAACACATGGTGTGGGTTGTGTGGTAAATGCGTTAGGTACGGTAACCTCATATACACCTTTGGTAACCAAACAAGTTGTTAATCCTGTTGCACCTGATATTAAGGTCCCACCTGAATCTTCAACATTAACTGTTGGTAGGTTGTCCAAATTAACAAAGTCACCATTTTGATAAACGTATAGGTATAACTTGTTTACTTGGTTTTTAAGGAACATATTTCTATTGTCCTTAATCAAATCATTGTATGTGGTCTGTAGGAATGGTTGATAGAATGTTTGAGTGTATTTTCCAAAGAAACCAACAGAATACGATTCTGTCAAACCTGTAATTCTTTCAATGTCGGGTTTGTATGCGATACCCCACCCTGTTACACCTGTTAGTGAACCATCAAGTATTGCATTGATTTCATCGGTCATATCAAAATTGATATCTTCATTACCCAATTCAAAATGTTGTGTGTCAACGATTGTGATTGCCGAGTAATTCAATCCTGTTAAACCTGTTAATGTATTTGCATTGTCATAGATACCTGGTTGTGACCAATTGGTAACTGTTGTTGTTTGGTACCAGTTGGAAGGTCTGGTTGAGAACATAGAGTCGTTGAATTGTTCAATTGCTGTCATTGAACCTGAAACACCATTACTTGTTGTTCCATACATACTATAATCATAACCAACACCTTCGTCCCATGATTGTGGTGAGCCGGTTGTTCCCGAATATTTTGGTATTCTAAAGAGAATTAAATCAAACGACGCGGCTCTTTTTC